GTTTCTTGTCCTACTACGGCTGTTGCCGTACGCTTGCAAAAGAGCAAGATTGAGAAAGCTATCGAGACGTTGAAAGCTAGGGCACGATTGTTGCCTTTGAATTCACAAGGTGCATACATTATGCCTAGAACTTTGCCTTCACGCAAGTCTCCCTTTAGGCAAGAGTATTTCCCTAATATTCAGTGCATTGGTACTTTACCAGGCCCTGTTCAGATTAAAAAGTATTCGAAGCTTGTTAAATCTGGATATGGAGAAAGCATGCGTGGATTGCTGCATAAGGAATTGAATTTTGTTCCGACTTTGATTTATGCCGCACCTCCTTTGATGCCTTTTAAGAAAGATGGCGTGTACATTGCGCCTCAGAATAATGCTCTCCGAAAGATGGACATTCCTGTACCTTTGTATGATTCAGATGTGCTTGATGTTGTTGTAAGGCGCTTTACTAGATATATTATTGAAGGCCTTACATCTAAGGGAGTGCATTTCTTGAGTCCTTTGAGGGTTAAAGATGCGGTTAATGGCACAGAGGATAATCCATTTTGTAGGAGAGTTAATGCTTCCACGAGTGGTGCTTTTGGTTATCCTGGTAAGAAGGAAAAATATCTCCCTCTGGTAGGAGATACTACGCGAGAGCCTGTCGGCCCGCTTAAGGACAAAATTAATCAAGAGTTGAGGAATTATGGGTTTGGAGAGACAAACCAATACATTTTCAATGTGCAGTTTAAGGATGAGCCCCGTGAGATTAGCAAATGTGAGGCTGGAAAGACTCGACCTTTTTATATGTGCGCGCTCAATAATTTGATTGTTGCGCGTGTACTTATGTATGATTTTTATACTAAAATGGTTGAACATTCTGAGGTTTTTTGTTCTGCAATTGGCTATAATATACACACGGATTCTGATAAACTTATTCGAGATTTCCAAGATTTTATTAGTCAAGACATGGAGCCCGATGAGGAGATAGATGACGAAGAATGTGTTCTCGAGGCAGATTTTGCCGGTTTTGACGTTGCTAGCCCTTTTTTCATTGCCAGAGCTGCTGCTACCGTTATTTATAATGTTAATAAGCACTTCGGGTATTCAGCTTTTTCTTTAAAGGCTCTGCAGGGCTTACTTACAGACATGGTTATGCCAATTATCAATATGGACAATGATCTGTTTATTAAGTTGGGCATGCAACCCTCTGGGAATTTGGGCACTGCTGAGAACAATTGTCTTCGTAATGTTATCATGCAGATGTATACGTGGTATAAACATGAGGTTCTTAGGGAATATGATTTCTTTGAGTATGTGTTGCCTCGTGTTTATGGAGATGATCTGGCTATGGTGGTCAGGCGTTTTGTTAGACGGTGG